TTTTGGGGTTGGCCGACTCTCAGTTGAACTGAGAGTCATGGGAACAAGAAACGGTTCCTAACTTCGGTGAAGGCCATTCGTACCGTTAAACGGCAATCTCTTCTAGTGTTACTAGTCGAGGAAGATAATCTTTCACCCATTCAACGGGTAATTCCTCATAACTCATTATTGAGTTAATAAGGTCCCGTTGATCAGAATCATCAAGAACTAAACAATCGAACGGAGGTTCTGTCCTTTCAAGTAACTTTACGATTTTAAAACACCTATTGTAGGTCTTTTTACTATCGTAAGATATATTAGTACCGTCGAAATCTACTTTCCTCGCAATGCGATTAAGTAGAACCGAGAATTTATGGATATCCATAACTTCTTGGACCTTTAGTGATGAAGCCTCTACCAGATCTTCTGTTAGAGCCTTCATTAAGGTTTTTAGTCGGATTATGGGAAGTATTTCCCATGGTAATAATATGTCACTTGCAAGGGGCTTACCCTCAGTAGAGACCTGACCTACAGGATCGGAAAAACCTACGTTCTTCCGGACCATCGTAACAGTCTCCTCGTCCACGCTAAATAATGGAGCATCATTAAATGATTTTCCATTCAGCATTTTATTTTCGGTTTTGCAAAATGATAAAGTTAATACTTCAATATTCTTAATAGAGTCTAATATCGACAGAATAATCTGTGATATCAATAGTCTAGTTAAGTTTTCTGGCTCAGAGACGACTTTTTTTAAGTTATCATCTACAAGCCATCCATTATCAATCATGAACTTCGGTGTTAGCGAGCTGTAAGGTGACCCCTCTTTTGAGGCCAGGTTACAGACTGCAGCTCCTACCATCCATGGTTGGATTTTGTCGAAGTAAGTTTCATTTCCGTCCTTTACAATATTGTTTAAAGACGGGAAAGATGAGGGCATTAGTATTAAACCTCTCTCGAGGCAAACACTTAGTAGCTGTGGTACGTTTCGGAAATCACTAGAGCGGTTGATGACCTTAGGGCTAACCCTAGAGACATCTACGCCGTTAATTGCAGTACGTGAACAAAACTCAGCAATTGAGCCAAGTTTGCAAACAGTTTTTGACTTAGAAATATTGATAGGAAGATTAATCTTCCTACAGTATTCTTGGTAACTATTGTGAATATCATATATCCACAGGTCATCACCCACTTTACCGTAAAGAGGTGAAAAGTTGGGAATATTCCCACTTTTCTTTCCTTCACGTTCATACATAAAATGTATGTAGAGGTGGTCTGTCAAAGTTGCAATATCGAATGATCCGTTAGTCCCCATACCCTGGCCTTGTCCATATTTAATATGGGCACCAGTATTGGAGATGTACCATGTACAATGGACAGTTAACTGTCCCCATACTTCAGCTACTCCTTTAGAAAAGATCTCTCCCATTACTACCTTTTGAAGGTCATGGTGGAATCGATCAGTCCAAGCACTTATATCGTAGCATTTAAATTGACCTATGTCAAGTTTAACTCCACAATATTTGTCCTTGTTTACGCACATACTCTGAACTTCAATCATTCGGGTAACCCCTTTTGATTGGTCCATTCTGTAATCCATAGGGAAACAGAACTTAGTCACAGCTTGAATGTGTGCCCTAACGGGCTCCATTAATAGCTGCGTCCAGAAATCTGGTATGGCCACAATTCGGGTTTTAAATCCTGCATCTGGCACTGCGACTAATTTTCTAAGTAACACCTTGTTTAAGTTTAATTCATCTCGCTTATCCGGCACAGGAATTAGTGCCAGCCTATTAACGTATTCAGAAATTACACCTAGGCCCAGCCTTGAAGATAGCTTCGAGAATGGTTGCCAAAGTGTGTTGTTTCTCAACTCAATCGCCTCACTATGTGAAGACTCTAGTTTAGG